ACCTGCTGAACAAAAATATTGATAACCACTTTTGTATTTTTCTATATCTTCTAATCTAATTACTTTAGATGCTCTTACTTCCGCCACGTGTTTTTGAAGTTCCTTATTCAGAGATGTTTTACCTACAAAGCATATTGGATCTCCGTTGTCATGACTTATTGTATATGGCATAAAACTATTTACATTTATGAATGCCCTATAAATATTTTTACTAATGCCAGAAAATTATAATGTAGACTTTTGGTTCGATAATAAACTTGTCGATCCGACCGGGATCATGGATGGATTTGGTCCGGGCTATTATGGATATAAAATACTAGAACAACTTATATGTAAAATTGATATTCCGTCTAGTGGCAAAATTGTTTTATGGGGAGCAAGAGATCATAGCATAGGTTTATTGTGTAAACATTTTACAGCCGATAGGGTGATTGGCTATGATGTTGGTAATCCAAACAACAATCCAAATATTAAAATACAAAATATTTTGGAACTTACTAATCACGAACCTATAGCATTCAGTTACAATGATGTTGGTTCATTTAAGCACACGCCAGTTTGCAAACTCCATGCTCATATGCTCGCAGTAAAGCACACAATGAAAGGTGGATACTTATTGGGCAGAAATAATATTAATGTTGCCAAAATTAACTTGGAAGGTATTTGTGTAAATCATGATTTTGAAAATTTTGATCTTAGTCTAGTACAAGAATACCAAGGAGTAGATGTAAGTGATCACACAATATTTTGTAATCACTTGCTTTCACGCAAAAAGTAACGTATAATAAACAAAAGGAGACAAAATGCGAAACTTCAATGAAGCAGAAAAACAAAAACTAATACAAATTATTAACCAAGGATCACAAGTTCTAGGAGAAGTTGATGATCTAAAATCAGGACTTAAAGATACAGTGAAAGCTCTTGCGGAAGAATTGGAACTAAAACCAGCAATTATAAACAAAGCAATTTCAATTGCACATCGTGATAACCACCAAGGTATCAGTGACGACATGGATTTAGTTGATTCGATCTTAACAGCCGCAGGTAAAATTTAGTGTTAGCCCTTATTAAAGAATTTTGGGCAACTAGTTATAATACGGATAAAACTGCGTTTTACCTTGAGATTATTTCTGTTGCATTTACTATAATAGGATCTTGTGTGTTGACTTTTACTTCACCAGAGCCTATTATGGAATATGTGTTTCCTGTTTACTTGGTAGGTTCACTAACACTTGCCATAGCTTGTTGGAGACGTAGAATTATTTGGACTTTGGTTTTGGCATCTTGGTTTACTATAATGAATGTGATTGGAAATATTAAAGTTTTTGTACTATGAGTTATATCGACGCTTTTTATAAAAGAGAAGAAGACAAAGTATATGTGGTAGAGCGTGACTCTAAAGGACAACGTAAGTTTGTTGACTATGATGCAAGATATACTTTTTATTATCCTGACTCTCGAGGAAAGCACAGAAGTATATACGGAGAACAATTACAAAAAGTACAAACCAGTACTTGGAAACAATTTATAAAAGAACAAAAAATAAGATCAAATAAAAAATTGTATGAACAGGATATTAATCCTGTGTTTCGTTGTTTAGAAGAAAACTATTTGGGCAAAGATGCTCCAAAAGTTAATACAGTATTTTTTGATATTGAAGTTGACTTTGATCCTGAGCGTGGATATTCAACCACCGATGACCCGTTTATGCCAATTACTGCAATTACTTGCTATCTAAGTTGGACAGATCAGCTTGTTACTTTTGCAGTACCACCAAAAACTTTAAACATGGCTAGTGCCAAACTAGCTACTGAGAGATTTGAAAATGTTATGCTGTTCGAAAAAGAAGCTGATATGCTTGATGCATTTTTAACTTTAATAGATGACGCTGATATTTTATCTGGTTGGAACTCTGAAGGGTATGATATTCCATACACTGTAGGAAGAATACAGAAAGTTCTAAGCAGTGACGACACAAGAAGATTGTGTTTCTGGGGAGAAAAGCCAAAAAAAAGAGTATTTGAAAAATATGGCCGAGAGCAATTGAGCTATGACCTAATTGGTAGAGTGCATTTAGATTTGCTTGAACTTTATAGAAAATACACATATGAAGAAAGACACTCTTACAGATTAGATGCTATAGGCGAACATGAACTAGGAGAAAAGAAAACTGTATATGAAGGATCATTGGACAACTTATACAATCATGACTTTGGTTTGTTTATAGAATATAACAGACAAGATACTGCACTACTGTCAAAACTTGAAAAAAAATTAAAATTTATAGAACTAGCAAATGAAATAGCACATCAAAACACAGTGTTGCTACAAACAACAATGGGTGCAGTGGCAGTTACAGAACAGGCTATTGTTAACGAAGCACACAGAAGAGGAATGATTGTTCCGGGTAGAGTAAGAAGAGCAGAAGGAGAACCAGTAACTGCCGCAGGAGCATATGTGGCAACTCCTAAAAAAGGACTGCATGATTGGATAGGCAGTTGTGATATAAACAGTCTATATCCAAGTGTGATTCGTGCTTTAAACATGGGGCCAGAAAGTATAGTAGGACAGATACGTCCAGTTATTACATCAGCTGAAGTCAACAGAGCTAGGTTCCAGAAAAAGTCTTTTGCGGCGGCTTGGGATAATCAATTTGGTAGTTGGGAATATCAGGCAGTCATGAAACAGGAAAAAGGCACAGAAGTAATTGTTGACTGGCAGGACGGAACCACAGTAAAAATGAGTGCGGCACAAATGTTCGATCTAATATTTGAAAGTAATAATCAGTGGATGCTATCAGCTAATGGTACAATTTTTACATACGAGTTTGAGGCAATTATTCCAGGACTACTTAAACGTTGGTATGCAGAGAGACAAGAAATGCAACGTAAAATGAACGAGTGCGGTGACAATGAAATTGAAAGAGAGTTTTGGGACAAAAGACAACTTGTTAAAAAAATTAACTTGAACAGTTTGTATGGTGCGATACTAAATCCAGGCTGTAGATTTTTTGATATAAGAATTGGACAATCAGTGACACTGACTGGTAGATGCATAACAAAACATATGGGAGCAAAAGTTAATGAAGTGATTACAGGCGATTATGACCACAGAGGTGAAGCAGTGATATACGGAGACACTGACTCTGTATATTTTTCAGCATTTAAATCATTACAAAAAGAGATAGCATCAGGAAAGATTCCATGGCAGAAAGAAAATGTAATTGAACTGTATGATAAAATTTCCACAGAAGTGAACAACAGTTTTACATCCTTTATGACTAAAGCATTCCATACACCAAAGACAAGAGGTGAAGTTATTGCGGCAGGAAGAGAACTTGTTGCATCTAAAGGCCTTTTTATTACAAAGAAGAGATATGCAGTATTATACTTTGACAAAGAAGGACAAAGATCAGACACAGCAGGAAGTCCAGGCAAAATGAAAGCAATGGGACTAGATTTAAAAAGATCAGATACTCCTGTGTTCGTACAAGATTTTTTATCGGAGTTATTAATGATGGTATTGACAAACAAAAACGAACAAGATGTATTAAAAAGAATATCAGAATTTAGGGCAGAATTTAGTGCAAGACCAGGTTGGGAAAAAGGATCTCCTAAAAGAGCAAACAACGTTACAATGTATCTTGAAAAAGAAATCAAACAAGGCAGAGCTAATATGCCGGGGCACGTTAGAGCTAGTATCAATTGGAATAGATGCAGAGAAATGTACAGCGACAAGTATTCAATGCCAATCACAGATGGAGCCAAAGTGATTGTGTGTAAACTAAAAAATAATCCCTTAGGATATACTAGCATTGCTTATCCAGTGGATGAAATGCGTATTCCAGAATGGTTTAAAGAATTAGCGTTTGATTCTGAAGCAATGGAGGCCACAATACTTGATCAAAAAATAGACAATCTTATCGGTGTATTGAATTGGGATATACAAAGCACAGAGACCACAAACACATTCAATAAACTGTTTGCAATTTAAATATTATAATGCTCAGTATCGAAGAAATAAAATTGGCTCTAAAAGTCTTAAAAAGGTTCAAACCTAAGGAACTTGCAAAATTTATTGAAAAATACACAACTGAACTAGAAGAACTTGCACACAAAGTAGACGCTTATAACAATGATCAAATACAACAAATGGACAAAACTACTTCTTGGTTTGAAGCAGATCTTAATTGGCGGGCTAATCACAAAGAAATAACAATAAATCCTTTACTTGATTTTTTAATTAAACAAAAAATAAATCAGTTCTCAAAAATGGGTGCTAGTGCTGGCTCCTACAATAGTTTGGAAATAGGTCCGGGAGATGGTAGATTCTCAAAATTTTTTGTTGCATGGCGGTTAAATTTTTTTATTGATGTTTTAAAAAGATGTGAAAATAAGATTAAAAAAAAATTCCACCCACCACATTTTAAATATCTTAGATTTTACACAACAGACAGAACACAGTGTAAACCTATACCTAACAATAGTTGTAATTTTGTTTTTAGTTGGGACACTTTTACATTTTTCACGCAAAAGCATATTGACGAATATCTGAGAGATATTAACAGAATAATGATTCCAGGCGGATATGGACTAATTCATTACTGTGACGCCAACCATGATAAAGATTTACATGAAGCAAAACGTGGCTATTGGAACTACAATACTAAAGAACATATGAAAAAAATTGTAGAAAAAAATGGTTATGATGTAATTGAGATGGATCAGTTTATGAATGGTGCCAATTATTGTATATTTAAAAAGCCTGGTAATGGCAATCCTGTAGTCTACAAGGTTGTAGAAATACCAGTGGAAAAATAATTAATCAGTTGATCAAGATCTAAATATTCTATATAATAGTTTTATTATGATAGATATCTTGAAAGACATTGTCAAACACACGCATGGACTTGGATTCCTTGATCTTGTAAAAATTACTGGTACCAGTGATGCTACTGCTATTGATTCAATGGCAGAAGACAGATCAGTTATCTTGCAAGGATCTTTTCACAAACCACAATCAGGTATGATTGGCACTTTTGGAATGCCTCAGTTGAACAAACTAGACATTCACTTAAAATGTCCAGAGTACAAAGTAAAAGCAAACATATCAGTAATCACAGGCACTAGAAATGGTGCAGAAACACCAACAGGTATTCATTTTCAAAATGAAAAAGGTGATTTTAAAAATGATTACAGATTTATGAATGCTGAGATTATTAATGAAAAACTTA